ACCAAGTTCTATCGTATATTTCGTTTGCCATAATTATCTGTCTTTATTAATTAAGTACCATCTTTGTAATGTATAACCTATTGAAATACTCAAAAGTATTATTTTTAGTATAGCATCTATATTTGTAAAACTCAACATTAAACTACTCCCATTAATTGCATATAATTTTATATCTGCTAAATTCATTTTTTAGTCTTTTTTAATTTTTTAAGAAACTTTGATAAAAGCTCTATATTTTTGTTTTTTGGTTTGCTCTTTCTTATCATAACACCCAGCCACTAAAATTAGCATCTCTATCAGGGTACATATCGTCTTCTGAATTAGTATTGTATTCAGGATATTTGTTCTGATTGTAAACCATAAAATCAATAAATCGTCTAGTGTAAAACTCTGCAAAGCTGCGATGTCTGTCTATAAGATAATCTACCTCTTCTTTAGTCGCAGTCTCACTATTCTCAGAACTATGTTTAAACACGCCTCCGTTAGCTATCTGATACGATGCGAATGGTATGTAATCTACCATAGCGAAATGAATCAACATAGGCTTAATGTACTCATCAACTAAGATCGTATAATCAGGATTGTCTGTGGAATTAAGAGTCCCAGCTATAATCAAGTCTGAAATCTTATTATACAAGTCGCTACCTAGGTAATTCTGTATGTGAATATCTTGAGCTAAACTGATAAATTGTATAAACTTATTTATGTCTACGTTTCCGTCTACAATAGTATTTCTTACCAGGTCTTTATTTGTAATAAATATTGCTTTAGCCATTATCTTGCGTCTTTAGGTATGTTAGGATTATTTGGAGAAAAGCCTTTATTCTTCATATTGTTTGGTGGCGTAGGTACTTCATACTCATTAGGCACCGGCTTAAACCCTTTGCTACGTGCTTGCTTAGTTGTAATCTCAGTTTGCTTTCCGTCCTTAAGCATATACGTTCTACGATACCAGGCGTGATGGCATCTTGGTCCTCCTTTATAAAGCCAAATATCATATTTATCTTTGCCATTTTCTCCGAAGCCAGGATTAACTGCTTTCTTACTCATCATCTGTATATCTTCCTTACGATATACCTTATTGGCTGCTTCCATCTTATCGCAAAATTCTCTACTTTTACCTGGAGATTTTATAGGATGAGCATATCTATATCTTACTTTGAATAAAACACCAGCTTGACTGTCTTGTTTACTTGTTCCGTCCTCACTTGATTTAGCCTTAGGCCTTGCAACACCGGTAGAAGCTAAACTAAGCATAGCGTCTAAAGAGTCTTCTGAATCATAGTCTACTTGACGTTCATCAACCAGGTCATATCCCTCAATATCGGCATCTTCTCCTAATTTTATCAACTCCTCAGCTACGCTCTCTTGGAGTTTTACTATTTCTTGATAGCTATCATTAGAAAGGCTCATTTTAACTCCAGTTTCTTCCTCTCTTGTCTCAGAGTCTGTCACATTAGACAAGTCTTGGAACTCTAAAGGCTGCAAAGTTTTAAAATATAAGTTAAGAGTAATGTTATTAAAAGCTAATATTTTGTCAAAAGCGTCTATTAACAACTCCTGGAATGGTCTTATAACCGTGTTATCCATCAGCGTAGAAGCCGTTTGAAGCTCATCAGCGTTATTACCCAGGCCTGACTGGTCTTTTATACCTAGCAGCATTGGACTTACTACTCCGTGAGCTACCATAATCTTACGCATACTCTCATCTGAAAGGAACTGGTATTGATTATGTGCATCTGATAAAGGCACCGGCTCTATGGTTGCAGCCGTTTCTGCATTCTCATTAAAGGCCAGGATAAATCTACCAGCATTAGAACTGCCAGCAAATTTTTCTGTAATACGACTTTCAATTAAATCTCTTTCTTCTTCATTTGGAACTCCATTGTTGAAATTCAATATCATTGATGGATTAAGTCCTTGCTGAATGTTGTTTATATGGTAATTAGATACCTCTTCTTCTAACTGAGCATATTGTAATCCACCCTGATAGTCTACTGGACTGAAATAATAGAATCCAGCTACATAGGGTCTAACGTATAATATCTCGATAGGCTCTTTACTTGTTCCAAAGGCCGGTATACGCTTAGGTATTTCGTTAGGTTTAAGGCTTGACCAGTCAGATGAATAGTAAAAACCCTCTATCTCTCCGTCTTCGTTGCACTTTTCCATAGCTAAAGTTTCGATAGGCATATGCTCTACTTGAGCGATTGTCTTTCTGTCTTTAGAATATATGACTTGTATTGCACATTGTCCCATCAGCTTTAAGTCATTGACCAGCTTACGCACACAATCTTTTCTAAATATGTTCATCATAGAAGCGTACTCAGACGGCTTACGTGAGCTATCTGTTGCATCTAATCCTTTTCCATAGATCAACTGAGAAAACCCCTTTATAACTGCGTTATTGGTAGGACTTCCGGTATATCTATCAATCAGGTATTGAAAGTAACTATTCTTTTCCCCATATGTTACCCACTCCTTATTCTTTTTAACTGAAATTTCAGGACTTGTGTATGTGCTGAGGTTTACTACTCTTATTTTACTCATATCTAATCTATTACTATGTAATCGTTATCTCCAGTACTATGTGTAACGTAAACATCTTTATTTATATTATAAACTTCATTTTCATCTTGGTCTATGGATTGATTAGAACATAAAATTGCATCTCTGTAAATGACTGCATTTTCATTATCATCGTCTAAAAGCCAAAAGTCATATTGATGTCCGTCTACTAAAAAACCGGCACTAGCTTCAAACTCAACTCTTAAAAAATTTTCATCAACTAATGTTGTAACACTTGAAATTGTATCAGTAATATTTGTAAGTCTGTCTCTTAATTTAAAAGTGACATTTGTTGCATACTTACGTGGAATAATTTTTATGATTGTTGTTCCGGTCGGTAATACTTTTTTCATATCCATATAACGCTCAAATTAAGTGTTTTTGCGATAAACTGAAAAAAAATAAAATGGACTCTCTAGGCCTCATCGCCAGTGGATTTTTTACTTTCTCAATTTTTATAACACCTATATTAGAAATGGTGGTAAAATTGCTTAAAAGTAGTTTAAAATGCTTCTCCAGGCGTGCTATGTTTTTTAAAAAATGACAAAAAAAAGAGGCTAAACTCGTGGTCTAACCTCTGATTATTAACATTAAAACTAAGTAAAATCTTATGCTTACGGATTGATTTGTGTGGTTGAAACTGTAACCCCAGCTGCTGAAAGATCACTTGCTAAAAAATTAGCCGGCTTAGTTTCTTGTGCTGCTAAAGTAAGTGTATATCCACTTAAATCTCCCATTGCTGCTCCAGTAACTATTGTTCCTCCATTTACATCTGCTCCGTGGTCAAGACCCATAGTGAACAGATTTCCGTTGTTATCTTCTACTATAACGTGAGGTCTTGCAACTACTAAAAGTGCAATCTCATTGTGAGTAGCTTTGTCTAACTTCTTAAAAGTAAGATTCAGAGCTTGCTCATAGAAAGTAGTCCCATTTTCACGACTTGCCGTGATGGTTTGCTCAAAAGAGTTAGTACCCTTTAGCTCATACTTGTAAGCCGTGGGTGCTCCTCCAAAATCATCTATTGTGTCTGTATTGGTTGTATCGTAACCTACAACACCTAAGGTGCCATAGTCTATAAAGTAGACATTCTTTAGTCCACCTACGGAGTCTTTACAAGGCTCAATACGACCGGTATTTAAAGTACAACTCATATGTGTTTTTTTAAATTGAGAGGCCTGAATTAACAAGCCTCCCTATGGATTATTAAATTTATTAGATAGTGTAATATACGATATCACTAGGGATTCCATACTGGATTCCGTAAGTAAAACGCATAATTACTCTAACATTTTGACTTCCGTCAAGCTCTGCCATATCTAAAACTCTTACCTCATTTTTGTCTGATAATAAACCAGTTCCAAAGAATAAGTTAGACTTTTCAGCAGCTACCATATCATTATTAGCTAGACCAGGTGCTCTGAATATTTTGATTCCGTCAAATAATAAAGATTGACCTAAATCTTGATTTGTACCAGCATCATTTACACCGGCAGCTCCTACACCAGCAGCAGCAAATCCACCTAATGCACGTACATATTGTCCAAAAATGTGGTTAGATACGTAAAGGTGTAAATCATCTTTGTACTTAACTGAACTAGGAATGTCATCTACTAGCTTACCTAATTCTTCAATTACGTTTGCAGATGTAATAGAAGTAGCACTTGAGCCAACTTTAGGTACATTCGTGTCTGCTGCGAATAAAGTAGTAAAACCTGATATTCCGTTTGCTGCTCCAGTTCCTTTCCATACTTGGTTTTCAATGTGCTCAGACACTTTCTCTCCAACGTGTGCGATTAAGAAATTAGAAAATTCAGGAGGTAAGTTATCATAAGCTGAAAAACCCATATCAACTGCTTCCCAGTCAGATCTAAAGTCTTGCTTACATAATTGTAAATTTACGTCAAACTCACTTGGTGCAAGAATACGCTCAGATAAAGTAATTACATCGTCAGTAGTAGTAAAGTCACAAGTCGCAGCTTTAACTATTGAGCCGGTATCTAACTTCTTGATTACCTCTTTGTATTTTACATTCGGTTTGATAGTGATACCACCTTTATCTAGGGTATCTCCTGATAACAATGCTGCTGCGATATACTTTCCAGCAAATTCGCCAGCATATGTTGTTGTGATTGGTGTGTTTAAACTATTTGCCATCTTTGATTAATTAAAAAAATTATTGATTTATTTTTGTTAAAATTCTATTTAAAATTGTGTTTTTTCCATTAGCTCCAAACTGAACTAAATCTCTTTTTTGATTAGCTGCTTCAGGATTATGACGTAAAGGCTTAACTGCTGCTTTAGATAACTCTTCTTTTAACTCAGCTGCCTCTTCTTCTTTATCCTCTCCACTCTTAACATATTGAGCTTTAACTTCGTCTATCATAGCTTTGATTTCTTCTACGGCCTTACCTAACTCTTCTTTAGTAGCGTAACCCATTTCTTCTTTCTCTTTTTGCTTTTCTTCTTCTGCAAAATGAGATTCTTTAACAGTACTTTCTACCACTTTCTTTGGCTCTCTTGATTCTGCTTCTGCCTCAACTTCTTCAGTTTCTTCATCAGCTACTTTCTCTGCAACCTTTTCTACCATATCAGATATGATACCCTCTTCAGCTATTGCTAAAGTCATTCCGTCTTCCATTTGGTATTCTCCTACCGGTAGAGCAACTTTCTCGTCTTCTGTAACGATGAATACTGGCTCTTCTGACTCGAACTTCTCAGCTTCGATTATTGTGCCGTTCTCTAACTTACGTTGTTCTAGAGCTACTTGGATTCCCAATGCTTCTCTAACTTTACTTAAAACTTGGTTTGATTTTCTCATATTCTATAATTGTTTTGCTTCGTCTTCAACACCTTGCATAGCTCTTACAAAACCCATATATTCTGTTTCAAAACTATCATAAGCTTTATTAACATCACTTATAATATCATTAGCTCCAAAACCTTTAAGCTCATTTTCTACAAAATTAGCCGAGCCTTGTGCTGCTTGCATTGATGTTTGTGCAGAGTCCATAAAACTTGCTGCGATTTTTAAAATTTGTGATTTTGCTTTAGATGCTTGCTTAACTAAATCTTGCTCTTCTCCTCTAATAAAATCTACCTCAGACCTTAATTCTGCAATAGCTTCTTTAATACCTAACTCAACTTTATTAGAATCAGACTTTAATTCTAATCTAGTTTCTTTGGCCTTTTTTATCTTGCCCAGGATTGTGTTAATTTTACTCATAACTTTATATATAACGATTAATTAATTATTATTTGCGTTTAAGAACTACGATTAATGTTTCCTATTCCTTGATTTATAAAATATCCCTCACAACAATCTCTAGAGTATGTATCTTTATCTTTACACAAACATCCTCTACGACCTCCGTTAGGAATAGCATATCCTATTGTATAGTTTTTGTCATCATTCATATTACTTTCTTTTTATCGGCACGCAGTTAGGTACCTTTTTTCCATTTTTCATTTTAAAACCGATTGCCTCATAACCTTTCCAACACGCATCATCCATATCTAAGTCTAACTTACCTAGTTCTTTTAGCTTGCTTTCTGCCCAGCGTTTACCAGCCAGGCCACCCCATAGTAAATAAGAGATAGTACCACACGCTTTTGAATCGTTCTCGTCATAGTCTTCCTCAGCTCTACTCAGGTATGAGTACATACGCATAATAGTATCAGCTTCTAGGTTACCACCTTTCTCTAAAGTGGCTCCTCTTACCTTTCCAACTTGTGTTTCACACTTGTTATTTACCTTCTCGTTTAATTCTCTACCTCTTTTAGCGTTGTTCTTTACACTCTGTGGATAGTCATTAAATGATTCTAAGTTCGTTTCCTCAGACTCTTTAAAATACGTCTTTAATTTTTCTACGATAGCATCAGCTTCTTCATCTTCTATACTAGATAATGATTCCGGTAGAGGCTCTTTAGGTCTTTCGGCCTTATCTGCAAAGTACCCCTCTATTGAAAAGCCTTTTACCTTACCAGTCTTTACATAGTCATTCCATATTTCATCGTTGTTTACCTTTACTGCACCCATCCAGGTACCGACCGGTACATCCATATTATACACATTAGACTTATCATTAGCCTTGTCTTCGACTATCCAGGATTCCACCAGGGTAAGACCTTGTATTTTCATTTCGTGCTCTAAAGTACTCTGAGATTGATTGCCGGCTTGTAGGTAAAGCTCTGAAGCTTTCTTCACAGTATCACGGCTAAAATATATGTAATACTCGTCTTCTCCATTTAGTCTAAAAATTGGTTTATTAGGGATCAGTATTGGTCCCATAAGTATTTTCTTTTCTCCGTCAATCTTTTCAAACTTAACCTCGACTGATTTAGATTTAAGAGCCACAAAATTCTCTTCTATGGCTGGAGATTCTACTACCGATATAGCTTCCACTCCATCTTCTTGAAGCTCGTCAATAACTAATTCTATAATTTTCATATTTATATAACGATTTTAGTTTATAATGTTGCGTTTTCTACAATATTTCTTTCCATTGATTGAGCCGTAGTAACATCGTTAGACACTACAAACGCTTGTATAGGCTGCTGAGTTTGTCCACCAATAGCATCTGCTAATTGATTAGAGCCACTTGACCCAACAATATTGAAAGCTGGTGGTGTAGCAGCTACCGGAGATGGTGCTGACGGCACGCCTCCTCCTCCTCCTCCAGCTCCAAACTTAGATGTTGCTGCCTTTGTTTTAGACATAGCTGACCTTATACTAGCTATAATACCAACGGCCTGAGCTGCGAATATTGCAATAGGGATTAAGTTAAATGGTGGTGGAGCTGATGCTGCTGCTTTACCAGTTCCTTTAGCTATATCTGTACCACTTTCTGCTGCATTCATCGTAGCTTTACTTAAAGTAGATTTAGCATTCATAATTAACTCTTTTAGTGCAAGAGCTTGTTTTGCTACAAATAATGCTTTACCTACTCCACTTTCAGCACCGGCTGCCTGGATAACTGCATCAAGACCTTGTTGTACCAAAGCTTTTTTGGTTTCAGCTTCAAGCTTATCTAACTCTATTTTTTGATGACCAAATTCTTGCTGCTTAGTTGCTAATTCAGTTTCAGCATCAATACGAGCTTGAGTGCCTTTTTGTGTGTTATCAATATTAAATTGTAACCTTTCTAATTCTAATTCTTTCTCTAATTCAAATGCATCTCTTTTAGCTTGAACTTTAGCCAGCTCATTATTGCCTTGCTCTGCCATAAAATTAGCCTCATTAATAGCTAGCTCATTCAGGCTTTCTGCTTTAGTCTTGTCTAGGTCTATTAATTCTTTCTTTAATCCTATCTCATTAATCAGCTGCTCAGACTTAAAACCAGCAACCTTAGCGTCTATTGCTAATAGCTCAGTATTTAAGTCATAAAGCTCGTTTGTACGCTCTATTGATTCGCCCTTTAAATCAATCTCTGTTTGTATGGCGTTAATACGCTGCTGAATAGTATTCTTTTCTGCCTCAGTTTGGTCTTCTATAACCTTTCCCAACTCTTCGTTAGCCTTTATTCTGTCTGCAATAGAAAGTGTTTCATCGTCTCTTATTTGACGTTGCTGCTCAGCTTGTAAATCATACTTCTCAACAAGGCGTTGTTGCTGCAAAGCCAGTAGCTCAAAATTCTTTTTAGATTCTACCAGGCGTTTAGCTTGAGATGATGCTGACTTTACGTCTATAGTTTCTACTGCGACTGCAACACCCTCTGCTATACCTTGTGCTAGGGTACCTACTTCTCCTACTGCCTCAACAAAATTATCTCCTATCTGCTTACCAGCATTTTTTATCCTTTCGCCAGTCTGAGCTAACTTTTCTGACGTATCATCTATAGCCTCGTTTAGTCTTTTAATTTCTTCAGGATCACCGTCACCTAAAAATGATTCTTCCCAGGCTAATTGTGCCTTTTGAACACCCAGCACTATACCTTGAATAGCTCCTACAATTATATTAACTGCAATACTCAAAGCTCCTCCTAGTACTTTACCTAACGCATCAAAGCCTCCGGTAGCTTCAGATACTCTTTCTATAATTGGTTTAAATACATCTACAATCTGATTCAAAACGATACTCAAAGTCTCAGAAACCTGAGCTAAAGCATCAGTCATAATCTGATTCTCTTTAAACTTTTCAACCAGGTCGCCAGCTAGCTTGATAAGAATACCAAATCCAAGGCCTTTGAACACCAGGCCTAAACCTTTAAAACCTTTACCTAGTTTAGCTACGGCTCCCTTTACTTTTTTAAGTACTCCTACTTGTTTCTTTCCAGCATTAGCATTATCTTGTAAAGCCTTGGTAAGTTCTTTTTGTTGCTCAGCGTTTTCATTACCCAGCTTCTCAACGGCTTTAGTTAGCTCAGCAATCTTCTTTACTGCGTCTTTTACGTCAGCTTGTATCTTAATCGTTTCTTGTACCATTCTTTATATTTTTTAACTGCCAGCTAAACTCTTTCCAGTTTGTAGGTAGCTTATTTTTTCCTTTAGCAATCTCAACGTATTTGCCCTCGTTTACATACTGGAGCATATCTAATATTTGTTTTATCATAATTTTAAGGTGTAGGTCCGCTCAAAGTAGTTACTACTAATGCACCTGATGGTGCTGATTCATTTAATAAAATATCAAATGCAACTACTGTTATTGAATATGATGTTGCTGAATTTAATCCAGTTATATCATCTGAATAAGTTGTTTGTAAAGGTTGTGCCATTGACCCACCAACTGCTACACCATTTGCATAAACAACATAATAAGACATTGTAATATTATCTGGAGATGTGCTTGGATTCCAAGTAATAGTAAACCCTGTACTTGTTATATTTGATGCAACTAATCCAGTAACTTGTGTTGGATTATTACCACTAGATGTTAATATCGAGGTAACGTCATTGAGTAATTCAAATTCAGATTTTCCAGTCTTCAAGTTAGTTGTTAATGAATTTATCTTATAAGCATTATTATTAAATTTTACTAAATCATTTAGCTTCAAATTATAGTAAAGACCGAATGGTAAATAAGCACTTACTTTTGTGATTCTTCTCCTGGCATTAAAAACATCTTGAATATAAGTCTTGTAATTAGTTTCAAATAAACTATCTGTAAAAGCAAGTGGGTCTACTACCGGCTCGTTTGCTTGATACTCGTTTATCTCATTACCAAAATGTATATTAGATTTACTTGCAGTTGATGTTAAAGCTAAGGCATTAGATGGAATATAGTATTCGTTAATATCTTCAACATTACTTGTTTCTGTATCTCTTATTCTTATACTTGTTTCGTTTGATAGTCTTATAGGGTAAAATAATAATGGAGATCCGTAATAAGGCTCTTGATTATCGTCTACAAAATAACCCCATTGAACATCCGTAGAGGCTCCTCCTTGTACGTCATAAAGCCTTTCATATTGCATATGCTCAAAAGGTAATTCTAAGTCGTAAGATTTAGTAGGAGCATCAAATATATCTGAGTTCAAACTATAAGATAAAGACCCCCATCTTTTATTATTTAATTGTTGAAATTGTTTAGCTAAAAAGGTGCCTAATCCTTTGTATGTAAAATCAACTTTCTTAAAAGGTAGTGCTATATCAACGCTCGATTGTTCTGTATCTATGTAGTTGCTTATATCAACCGGTACTGAAGAGCCGGATGCATAATAACTATCTAAAGTTTTTACGACAATAACGCCATCATTATCTACATAGGCCGTTAAATTGAACATCTTGAAAAGACCAGTTAAGAACTCTATAATAGTCATTTTAGGCATCTGCTCTTGGATATTAAATTCAGTAAATGAAGTTGTAGTAAATGGAAATGTATTTGAATAAACCATTTGACCATTCTGTCCAAAGCCTAAACCTCCTTGTGTCCAAGATACAGTCCATTGAATACTACCAGCTGCAAACGTCATATTTGTTGCTGATGCAATCTGTATTGTGTATGTACTATTATTGAAAGGTACTATTATTAATTGCTTAGCTCCGGTACCAGTAG